TTAAAGCCGCCGCGCCCCCAGGCTGACCGCCCGGGCCAGGGCCTGGGCCAGTTGGGCGTCGGAGCGGGCCAGGCTCGCCGTGTCGCCGCCCTGGACGTTGACGACGACATTGACCCCGCCGCTGCCCAGGGGCTCGATCGCCCCCGCCCCGGCGGGGCGGAACAGCTCGGGGCCGCGCTCGCCGACCAGATAGGCGCCGCCGGCCGAGACGGAGCCGCCGTCGGCCCTGGCTCCGGAAAAGGCCGAGCCGACCGCCCCGGCCAGGGCCTTGACCAGGCCGCCGCCGCCCGGGCCGCCGCCAGAACCGCCCAGGCCGCTCGACACCGCGTCCAGCACCGCCCGCGCCAGCTCGGCCAAGCTGACCTTGCCGTCGGCGGCCGCGTGGGCCAGCGACTTGGCCAGGCCCGTGCCGGCCTTGGAGAAGGCCTCGTCGATGGCGCGGGCGGCCTGCTCGGCCGGAGCGCGCAGGGCCGACAGGGCGGCGGCCGCCTCGGTCGCGCGGGCGGGGACGGCGTCCAGGCCATCAGGATCGAAGTCGCTCATGGGGTCTCCCAAGGGATTGGATCGTCGGGAAAGCGGGCGATCAGGACGTCGAGGGCCGCGCGGTCCAGGACCGGGGCGGCCGGCGCCTCGGCCAGGGCCCGCCACTCGGCCAGGGACAGCCGCCAGAAGGCCTCGGGCGCGATGGCCAGCTGCAGGGCGGCCAGGCGCAGGGCCGCGCGCCAGTGGGGTTTCATGCGCAGGCGGCCAAGGCCGCGGCCACCGCCGCGACGGCCTCCGGGACCGACACCGGCGCGGCGTCCAGCACCGCCGGATCCTCGCCGCCGCCTTCCAGCAGGGCGGCCAGCACCGCCAGCAGCTCGCGCGCCGACAGCCGGCCGAAGCGCTCGGGCAAGGCGCTCCAGTCGTCGAGGCCCAGGATCGCCTCGATCCGGGCCAGGGCGCCCAGGGTCAGGCACAGGCGGCGGGGCGATCCGGCCAGCGGAACGACGACCTCGCCGCGGGCGGGGTTGGGGGTGAGCATGGGCTTTCCTCCAGCCAAAGCCATACCCTTCTCGATCGTCATCCCGGGCCTCGTGCCCGGGATCCCTGGTTCAGCCGACGCGTGAGAGGCAAGCGGTTCGCCAGCGAACCGCCCCTCCCGCACCTGCGGCGGATGGAGGGGTCCCGGGCACAAGGCCCGGGATGACGGCGTCGATTTGGAAATGACTGTTTTGATCGCGATCCTAGATCGCCGTGAACGTCACCGGTCCGGCCGAGGCCAGGGACAGGGCGAAGGCGGCCTCGCCGTCGTGGTCGCCGGCATATTCCAGGGCCGCCACCAGGAACGGCCCCTCCATCTGCACGAAGTCGGGGATCACCAGGCGCCAGGTGCGGGCCGTCTGGGCGAAGAAGCTGTCGCGCACCGCCGCGTCGGAGGCGGCGTCGCGGAACACGCCGCCGCCGGAGACCGCGACCGAGCGCACGCCCGACCCGGCCAGCAGCTCGCGCCAGCGGCCGGCGCTGTCGCCGTCGGTGGCGTCGATCGTCTGGGCGTTGAGGCTGATCGTGCGGGCCCGCAGGCCGGCCACGGTGGTGAAGGTCGGCGTCGGCGCGCCGTCGCTGATCTTCAGCAGGATGTCTTTGCCGGCTTGGGCGGCCATGGGGAGTTCCTTTCGCTACAGGGCTTCGGTCACCGCCCGCACCCGCAGCACGCCCAGCGACAGCTCGCGGTCGGCGGCGCGGAAGACGTCGGCATAGGTGACGCGCAGGGTGACGAGGCGACGGCCGGTCACGGCCAGCGGGGCGTTGTGCAGGGCCGCGCGGACCGCCGAGGTGACGGCCCGCGCCTCCTCGGGCCCGCCGAACTTGCTGGCGCAGGTGAGCGTCAGCAGGTGCTCGAGGGCGTCGGCGTCCGGTCCGGCCGGCCGGCTCTCCTGGCGGCCCAGGCTGACGCACGGATAGAGCGGATGGCGCGGGGCGTCGGCGTGGACGCGGGCGGCGACCAGGGCCGAGACGGCGGGCGCGGCCTTCAGGGCCTCGACCAGGGCGGCGGCGATCGCCGCGTCGGGGCCGCTCACAGCCGGGCCTCCCGATAGGGCGCCAGCCAGGCCTCGACCAGGCTGGGCGGCGGTTCGGAATCGTCGCGGTGTTCGTAGGCGTGGGCGACCAGGCGCAGCACGGCCAGGCGCAGCGGCGCGGGGCTGGCCGGCGTAAGGGCCAGGCCCGTGGCGCGGCCGACCCGCGCCTCGGCGGCGTCGACCAGCAGGCCGACCAGGGCGTCCTCCGTGGCGTCGGCCACGCGCAGGAAACCCTTGGCCTCGGCCAGGGTGATGGAGAGGGGCATGTGTATGATCCCGTTCCTTCTCCCTTGCGGGAGAAGGTGTCGGCGCAGCCGACGGATGAGGGGTCGCGCGGCGTCGCCGGCACGTCTTTCGGCGGGGGAGCGAAGCCGGTCGGACAGGTCTTTCGACCCCTCATCCGACCTGCTCCGCAGGCCGCCTTCTCCCACAAGGGGAGAAGGAAAACCTAGCTCACCGCGAACTTCAGCAGCTTGATCGCGTCGAAGTTCTGCACCCCGCCGCCGACCCGCTTGGTGGTGTAGAACAGCACGTGCGGCTTGGCCGAATAGGGGTCGCGCAGGACCCGAACCCCGGCCCGGTCGACGATCAGGTAGCCCTTCTCGAAGTCGCCGAACGCGATGGCCATGGCGTTGGCCGCGACGTCGGGCATGGCCTCGATCTCGGTGACCGGATAGCCCAGCAGCGACGCCGACTGGCCCGGCTGCAGGGCCGCGTTCCAGATGTAGTTGCCCTGGGCGTCCTTGAACTTGCGCACGGCGCTGACCGTGCGGCGGTTCATCACGAAGCGGCCGTTCTGGCGGTACTGGGTCTTGGCCGCGTAGACCAGGTCGATCAGCTTGTCGGTCGGGTTGGACGCCGGCCAGGCGCCCGCCACGCCGGTGGCCAGGTAGCCGACCTGGCCCCAGGTCGCCGAGGCGTCGGCCGCCGCCGTATAGGCCAGCAGGCCCTTGGGCTTGTTGACCCCGTCGCCGGCGACGAAGGCGGCGGTCTCCTGGGCGGCGAAGGCGTCCTGCACTTCTTCGGCCAGCCACTCGTCGATGTCGACATAGGCGTCGTCGAGCAGGGCCTGGGTGGCGGCCGGGCTGGCGTAGAGCTCGCCAGCCGGGAAGTCGATCACGTCCAGGGTCGGGGCGGCGGTCTCGGGACGCGACGCGGTCTCGGCCACCCAGCTGGCGGCCAGGCCGGCCGTCGACACCGGCTTGCGGAACGTGCCGGCCCCGATGGTGCGCACCTGGCAGATGTCGCGCATCGGCGAAGCGGCCTGCAGGCGGCGCAGGATCTGCCGCTCCAGCTCGGCCGGGGCGACATAGCCGCCGGCCGTGGCCACGCCCTCCGACAGGCCCTTGGCTTCCAGCAGCAGAGCGGGGGTCTCGCCGGTCTTGATGTAGCGGTCGAAGGCGGCCTTGCGCTCGTCGACACGCGCCAGCGGCGCGTCACCGCCAATCGAGGGCCTACGCGCGTCGGCCAGCACGCGGTCCAGCCGCGCTTGGGCCTGGGAGACGGCGTCGTCGATGCGGGCGACCTTCTCCTCCAGCAGCACGTCGGCCCGCTTGGTCTCCAGCGCGGCCAGGCGCTGGTCGTTGGCGGCCTTGAAGCCCTCGAACGCCGCCAGCACCTCGTGCAAGGCGGCGCGGGCCTCCGGCGAGGCCGCGGCCTGTTTGGTTTCCTTCATGGGAGTCTCCGAAAAAGCCCCTCTCCCTCGATGGGGAGGGGATCTGGTCAGGCGGCCGCCCTCGCGCCACGCAAGCGCCAGCGGCGGACCGTCAAGATTGGATTGTTGAGGCGTCGCCGGCCGTCGGCCGGCTCGAGCGGTCTAAAGGCCGGCGACCGCCAGGCCGATCGCGCCCGCCGCCAAGCCCAGGCCGCAGATCCAAACCAGCAGCTTGAAGCCGCGCCGGATCCACCGGTTCGTGGCGCGCGCGCCGATCAGGGCGAAGACCAGCACCACCGCCAGCAGGATCAGGGGCAGAAACCCCACGGCGACGATAAGGTCGGCCCGCCCGCTGAAATCCTGCATGGCCGCTAGGGCCGCGCCGCCGGGGCCAGATCGTGCTCGCGATAGGTCGACAGGCGCTCGAAGTTCAGGGCGCAGATCTTGGCCTCTGGCGAAATCATCGCGCAGATTCGAGTCTGCATCGGCTCGTCGTGCCAGATCGCCAGCCGGAACAGGACCTGGTCGCTGATCTTCAGCGGCTGGCCGTGGTCGCGCTGCAGCTGCTCCAGGGCCGCGCCGCAGGCCTTGAAGGGAACGGTCAGCGTCACCAGCGACAGGCCGCGGTCGTCGTAGTAATAGACCGCCCGCACGGACTGGCCGCCGAACGGGTAGGAGCCCACGGACTTGGCCTGGCCCATCGACAGCGCCTCGCCATGCTTGAGCGGCTTGGTCTGCGGCATCGCCGCCTCGACCTGGGCGGGCGTCATGTCCCATTCGGTGGCCGCCCAACCGGCCTGGGCCGCGGCCGGAATCGCCGCCAGGACCAGCACCGTCACGATCGTCCAGATCCGCGTCATCGAAGCCGCCCCCTCGCCCTTCCCGCAAGCTAGACCACGGGGCGACAGCGATCCAGTAGACTAGACGGCTTTCAGCCGCGCCCCGGGCAGCATCGGGAAGGTGACGACCTTTCGGAGCAATTACACAGCAAGGCGTACTTCGATCACCAAGCTCGACCGCTGCGATTGAGCGCTCTAGAAAAGTGATGCGAGCGCCAACGCATCGCGATTTGGGTTAACCGATGCGTGCGCGGATACTTCTGCTTCTCGGCGCGACCTGTGCTCTGGCGAGCTGTGGATCATCGGCTGGGAACTTCAAATCCAACTTCGTCCCTTTAGGACCTGGGCCGGGGCAGCCGCCTCAGAGCGAACAACCGGCCTCCGATCCAAAAGCCGTCGCGGCGATGATCGAACAGATGGATCGTGAGGTCGCGCCTTGTTATGTCCTGTGGAGCGGAACCGGCCATCTCCACCCCATCGGGGTCTCGTGTCCTGATCCGCCGCCGCCACTAACCCACGCGCCGCCTAGCGGCTTTTCAACCGTGCCCCCGGTAACATTGGAAAAGTGACGATCGACACCTCCCACAGCTCGACCTGGGTCAACACCCGCAGCCGCCCAGTGCCGTCCGGCCGGGCTTTCACCGCGCGGAAGCCGATCGACAGGCCGTCCAGGGCGCCGGCCTCGACCAGGGCGGCGACCAGCCTTCCACGGGGGGTAGTCCGCAGGACGCGGCCGCGGACGTAGAGGCCCGTGGCGTCCTCGGCGATCTCGTCCCAGACGCCGACGGGCTCGGCGTCGTCGTGCTGGTGCAGCATCTTGACGCCGGCCGGGCCCGTGCGGGCCAGGCTGGCGGCGAAGGCCCCGGCGGCGGCGACGTCGTCGTTGAGGTCGCGGGTCCAGAACAGGCTGGCGTGGCCTTGAATGGGCAGGTCTTGAGTCATGAGGGCTCCAGTTTGGAGGCGGTGGAAGACCCCCTCAGTCGCTCCGCGACACCTCCCCCAGAGGGGGAGCATCAGATCCTCCCCCTCTGGGGGAGGTGGCCCGAAGGGCCGGAGGGGGCCTGCGGCGTCGGACGCTAAGGCCGGTCCAGCTTGCTCTCGATCCGCGCCAACGCGGCCCGCGTGGCGTCGGCCTGGGTCTCCAGGCGGGCCAGACGTTCGGCGACCGGGGCCTGGGCGTCCAGGCGCTGGCGCAGGTCGTCGATCCGGGCGCTGGCCCGGCCGGCCCACATCAGGGCGGCGGCGGCCTGCAGGGCCACAGCGACCAGCAGGCCGAGCGAGACCTGGCGGTCGAGCCGCCAGCGGTTGGGTGTGGTCATGGGTTTCTCCTGGGGGCGACGGCCCCCTCCGGCCCTTCGGGCCACCTCCCCCAAAGGGGGAGGATCTGATCGGCGCTAGATGCTCCCCCTCTGGGGGAGCTGGCGCGAAGCGACTGAGGGGGTCTGCCCTACCCCTCCAGCCCCGCCAGCCGCCTACGCTCGGCGTCGGTGAGGAAACTCGCCCCCTCCAGCCGCGCCCACAGGGCGTCGCGTTCGGTCGACAGGGCCGGCACGGCGTCCAGGTCGCAGGCGATCCGGGCGCCGGGGAACTTGGGCGCCAACCACACCGACAGGGCCCGCGCCGCCCGCTCGGCCAGCGGGACCACGGTGTGGCGCCAGAACGCGCCGTTGGCCTCGCGATAGTTGGCGTAGGTGGCGTCGCCCGGCACCCCCAGCAGTTGGGGCGGCACGCCGAAGGCCAGGGCGATCTCGCGGGCGGCGGCGTGCTTGCCGGCGATGAAGTCCATGTCGGCCGGGCTCAGCGACATCGGCCGCCAGTCGAGACCACCCTCCAGCAGCAGCGGCCGGCCGGCGTTGGCCGTGCCGGCGTGGGCGTCGGACAGCTCGGCCTTCAGCCGGTCGAACTGCTCGGCCGAGAGCCGGTCGCCGGCCTCGCGGTTGGCGTAGACCAGCGCCCCGGACGGCCGGGCGCTGTTGTCGAGCAGGGCCTTGTTCCAGGCTCCCGAGGCGTTGTGCACGTCGATGGCGAAGGCCGCGGCCTCCAGCGGCGAGAAGCCGTAGTGGTCGTCGGTGGGGTTGAACAGCTTCAGGTGCAGCACCGGCAGCCAGCCGGCGGCGTCGCGGCCGATCCGCGCCGTGCGGCCGGCGGCCTGGTAGTCATAGGCCAGCGGCCAGCCGCGCGGGCCGGGCACCACAGTCATCCGGTCGGGGCGCAGGGCGTAGAGCTCGCTCGGGGCCCCCTCTCCCGAGGCTTCGAGGTAGCCGTTGCCCGCCACCTGCAGGTGGCCGAAGAACGCCTCCATCAGGTCGGGCCCGCCCTGTTCGGGGTTGGGGGCCTGCAGCAGCTTGCGCAGCGGATGGTCGTCGGCCCGCCGGCCGCCGACGAACACCGACAGCGGCACGGCGGCGGCGGCCTCGGCGATCATCCGCACGCAGCGATAGGCGATCGGGTTCTTGCCGAAGCCCTCCGACGCCAGGGCGCCATAGTCCCGCGGCGTCCACTTCGGCCGCCCGGCCGTGGTCAGGGCGATCAGCCGCGCGGCGCGGGAGTCCTTGGCCTCCGGCGCCTTTTTTTGGGTTGGGCGGCGGGGTTTGAACAGGGGCATGGCGCGCCTCGCGGAGGTTGAGAACGAATGGGGAACATGTTAGGGTTGCCGCGTCGGGCAACAGACCCTCCCCCTGTGGGGGAGGCGATCGCGAAGCGATCGGTGGGGGGAGTGGAACGGCATGCGAAAACCCAAGGCCTTCATCGCCAAGGCCCGTGAACTGAGGAAGGACATGTCCCTTCCGGAGAAGATCCTGTGGGCGGCCTTGCGGGGCTCGCAACTGGACGGCTTGCGCTTCCGTCGACAGCACCCGATGGGCCCCTACGTCTTCGACTTCTTCTGCGCTTCGGCCCGCCTCGCGGTTGAAGTCGACGGTTCCGCCCACGAGATGGGGCGCCAGCCTGAACGCGACGCGGTCCGGGATGCATGGATGGCCGAACGCGGCGTCCGTACCCTGCGCATACCGGCCCAATGGGTGCTGGAAGACGTGGACATCGCGGTCGCCGCCATACGGTCCGACCTGGCCGAACACGCCCCCCACCGGCCCTTCGGGCCACCTCCCCCACAGGGGGAGGGCCTGAGTTTCCTCGATCCTCCCCCTGTGGGGGAGGTGTCGGCGAAGCTGACGGTGGGGGGAGTGTCCTGA